GCACACATACCAGCATCCCCTGTCGCAGTAGACAATCAAGTCCCGCTATCAATAAATCAGCTTGACGACGTGTACTCCATAGTACATGAAATGATTGAAAACTTAGATGAGGCTGCAATTAGTGAATTAAGTGGAGGTCAGAATCTAAGCATTGATCAAATCATAGATACTTTAATTGACGAAACCGCTGCAGTCGTTGCATCTAAACACTCAACATTACAAACAGGATCTTTTGGATATTTAGAGAAGTTTACTGACGAAGTCGAAGAGACTTTGCGATGTAAGAGCTTAAACTATTTCATAATATCTGTTTTGCCCGAATTTATTTTAGGTTGGCATAACATAGAGTGGTCAAACCTAATTCAAATTAACAGATTGCTTTGTGTACTAGCAGCACGTGATCACGGAAAGTCTTACCACTTTAGCTTTGCATATCCTCTGTGGCAGATGTACAGATATAAGCGCAAAGGAACTCATCTAAATCCAACACCGAAAGAGTTTCAAATGGCAAGAGAGGGTCTTTTGATCACTAACGAATTTGGACTTGCTCGTCACTTTTTGGCTATGATCAAAGAAGAGATTGGAGCGAACGATATCTTGAGAAATAGACTGATGCCTGATTCCAAAAGAGAGGGTTGGGGAGCAGAGAAGATTGTTTGTAAGAACGGAGCTTCATTGGCAATAAAGTCTGCAGGATCCAAGATTAGAGGCTATCATCCCACATATATCGTACTAGACGACTTTCTAAACGAATCGTCTTTGTACAGTCAAGATCAACGAGACAAATACTGGAACACTTTTAGTGCTGTGATTCTGCCAGCACTATCTCCTGGAGGGCAGATGTTGATTGTAGGTACTCCATTTTTTGAAAAAGATCTATATGCACATCTGAAAGATACTGGAAAGTATAGGGTCTTTGAATATCCAGCAATATTTCCAAATGGAAAATTGCTCTTTCCTCAAAGACACACCTTCGATTCCTTAATGGAAAAGAAACAGATTCTCGGTTCGCTAATATTTTCGAGAGAGATACTAGTCAAGCCCATATCGGACAGCGCTTCGATTTTTCCTTACGACAGTTTGAGAAATGCAATCAAAGGACAGGATTCGGTAGATGTGACTCCAAACATAGATTCTAGCGCAAGAAGGTTCGCTAAAATTGTTGTCGGATGTGATTTTGCTATTTCATCAAACATTGGAGCTGACTTTAGTGTGTTCACAATATTAGGAGTTGATGAGTTAGGAATTTTTCATGTATTGAATTGTTGGAGAAAGGCTGGGTCGAATTACGGACAGCAGATAGCAGCATTGAAAAAGATAAACAACGACTTTAGACCAGACGTAATGTATGCAGAGGACAATGGAATGCAACAAATCTTCATTCAAATGATGGAAGATGCAAACTTGCCAGTTGTAGGAAAAACCACTAATGCAATAAACAAGAAATCACTATATAAAGGAATTCCTTCTCTTGCAGTACTGTTCGAGACTGGACGAATTAAATTTCCATACGGAACCCAAAGAGCAAAAAACTTGACCGATCTATATTTTGGAGAACTCAACAGTATAACGTATATTCAAGACACAGGAAAGTTGGAGTCGGTCTCTCAACATGACGACTGTGGAATGTCATTGTGGAATGCAGTAAATGCAGCAAAAGGAGACCTCGAAGAATTCGACTTTTCATTTATTTAATCGATTGTAAATTTTAATATGAAAGTACTTACAGACAACTTTATCAACGAGTTGTTCAAAATCTGTCTTAGAAAAAAGCAGATATTTGAAATAGCGCAAACACATCTGAAATTTAACTACCTTCCATCAGAGCAGTACAAAGAAATTTGGCAAGCGATGTCGAAGTACTATGACAGTGCGGAAAAGTTATTGACGATAGGACTGCTAACTCAACAATTTGAAAATAGGCCAAAGGTCATAGATGTAATTAATGACGTCAAGAAGGCAGACGTTCCAGAAGATCAAGCTGTTCTCGAACAGCTTGAGGTATTCATCAAAAACAAAATATTTATAGAGGCGTATTCAGACCTTCACGACAAGTTCAATCGTGACGACAAAAATGGAGCGTTTGAGTTAATGGGTGAAGTTGCTGAACAACTCAAAGAATTTAAGATAACAGAAAAGTCTCAAGGACACAGAGTCTTTGCAGATTTTGGGAAAAGACATAACGAAAGGGTAACTAATAACGCTCAAGTTCAAGAAATTCAAGCAGCGATTAAGAGAAAGGTCCCTACAGGAATCTTTCCAATAGACAAACTGTTGCGAGGAGGAATCGATAAAGGAGATACGTTTTTAATTCTAGCAGATTCTGGAGTAGGAAAGTCTAAGATGTTGAAACATATGGGACTTAGCGCAGCTAGAAGAGGATATAGAGTAGTTCACATACAAGCTGAGGGAACTGCAAAAGAAGCAGAAGAGGCCTACGATGCAGCAATTGCGGGAGCAACTGTACACGACGTTGAGGTGGGTGCGTTAAGTGACAAAGAGCTTGGTAAAATCGAAAATGCACTATCAGTATTGATGAGTCAAGGAGGAGAGATTCATATTAAGGCGTTTGAGCAGTTCGATAGTGGTAGTATGAGAGACGTTCATTCCTTTTGTGAAGTAATTCAAGATCAGTATGGTGAAATCGATTTGCTGTTAGTGGATTATTTAGACGAGGTCGAACCTGGAGATGGTAAAAGATACTTCTCAAACCAAGACGGAACTAGACTATCAAAACGTGCAAGTGCTAAGAAGTTTAAAAACATATGTGTAGAATTTGATTGTGCAGGAGCAACAGCTACACAATCGAGTGATATAAAAGATGCAGACAAAGAAAATCCAGAATTCTTTTTAAAGAGAGGAAACACGTCAGAAAACAAAAAACTACTTCAACCGTTTTCATATTTATTTACATTAAACAGAACAACTACTGAGGAGCAAAATAACATTATGAGACTTTATGCGGATAAGTTGAGAAAGTATGGAGCCGAAGATAGAGCAATGTCAATAGTAACTAATTTCAATGTAGAAAGATTCTACGACCACAAGCGAACTGTAAAAACTTTTGGAGAGTATGAATGATATGACTCACAGAATGCAAAAGGTAGCTGAAGCATTCAATCTCAATCTCAGAAACAAATCTCCAAAAGGATGGATTTATGGAGGAACGTGTCCGTTCTGTAATAGGAGCGATAAGTTCGGAATAAAGTTGAACTATGAGAGAGGGAAGTATAGGAATCACGTCTCGTTCAATTGCTTTCACGGATCGTGTCAAGAAAAAGGTAGTGAGTTCAAGCTATTGAAAGAGGTAGGCCTTCTTCACTTAATAAGTGACGGAGAGTTTATTGGAGAAAAAGACAAGTTAGAGCAACTAACCTTTATTTCAGAAGAGGTAGACATTGACGATGAGGTTCCTACAAAACATAAGCCGTTCGGATATCGTAGAGTCGATAGCGATCCGTACTTAAATGGAAGAGGATTCAAGCCATGGCAATATCAAACATATAATGTTGGAAGAACTAAAATGTACGATCCTTTAAAGGATTACGTGATTTTTCTAATAGAAGAAGACAGAGAGAATAAAGGATACGTGGCTAGGCTTACGTGGAGTAAAGAAAAAATCAAACAGCAAGAAGATTTAGGAAGGTTAGTGTTGAGGTATAAAAATGAAGGAGGTGTTGATTTTGGAAAACTTTTATTCGGAATAGACGAAATTGTTAGTGAAGTAACTAAAAGAGTGATTTTGGTCGAAGGAGTAACGGACAAGGCTAACGTAGACAAATTGCTAAGACTTAATCTAAATGAGAAAACTAAATGCTGTTGTAGTTTTGGAAAAAAGATTTCAGAAGAGCAAATCTTTAAATTATGGAAAAAAGGAGTAGAGCAAATAGTCGTTCTATACGATCCTGATGCTGTCGATGCGTCAAAACAATATTCATATCAACTTAAATTGTGGTTTAATAATGTGAAAGTGGGATATTTACATTCAAACGATCCAGGAGACGTTGATAGAAAAGAACTTTTAGAGGTACTTAAAAATGCAGAGACTCCAGGAACTTTCGATGTTATGAGAGTGCAAAAATTTAATTTAAAATAAATCGTAAAAAAAATGAGCGAAAGAAAAACTCGAAATCAAACTCTATTTCAATATCTAGAGAGCTTACAAACAGAGTACATAAATGCCGAACTGAGAAAGAAAATCTATCCAATCGTAAAAGATAAAAGATTTTACGAAAGAACGATGAAGTGGAAGAGGCAGAAGATTGAAGATATTGCTCAAAGAAATGAATTACCTACTATCTTCACCAATAGCGAAGAGAAGTCTCGCATATATGAAAAGACGTATACCAAATACGGACTGCCAAACTTTCTTTACAGAAACGAAAGTGAGATCGTGGAGTTTAGAAAGTGGGACGTCATAAACTATTTTGCTAAAGAAGCTGAGGTTAAGCTTGATGAAGGTGAAGGCAAGGTTTCTGTAGGAACTATCGTCGACAACTCAGACATCTCAGCAATTTTCTTCGACCATACTGATGTGATAGACTATAACAAAAATGTAGTAATCGTCAAAGTGAAAGGAGAGGCAGCTCAAAAGCCGTACTTAATTAAACACATTTCAAGAATACTGTAAAAACTAAACAAATGGGAAATTTTAGATCAACAAAAGTAATTGACGGATTCAGTACATGCTTTCGTCAATGGAGAGCAAAAGACACTCACTGTTCATTCATACATGGGTATGGAGTCAGTGTGAAATTTATTTTTAAGGGAGAATTAGATAATCGAAACTGGGTAGTTGATTTTGGAGGATTCAAGAGATCGAAAATAGGAATAGAAACTACAAAAGATGTTTTCTTACCACCAAAACAATACCTTTCATGGCTACTAGATCACACAATGGTAGTTGCTGAAGATGATCCAGAACTTGAAACGTTTCAGGCGATGAGCGACAAAGGAATGATTCAGTTAAGAACGATTGACGGTGTAGGTTGTGAAAAGTTTGCAGAATACATTGGAACCAGATTTGCAGAATGGTGTACTGCTGAAACTATGGGACGTGCTAAGCTAATCTCATGTGAATTTAGAGAGCACGAAAAAAATTCAGCGATTTGGTTTGCTGAATAGATGATGTGTGGTTATCTTTATCTACATACATAAAAGATCGTAAAATGAAAAAGCTAAGTAAAAGAGTATCAAAGAATGGATACGTCTACAAACAGACTCAAAGATATGACTGTCCAGTTTCTGGAAGATCAGTTAT